ATTTGCGACTGTGAGGCTTGCACCCCATTAAGAAGCGTCTGCACTCACATCGTCGAACGTAGCGTTGTCGATGATTTCATCCGTAAAATCGTATGCTGAGTGGTTTTCATTGAATTTTTCGATGGCTTCTTCCTCACTTTTCGCCTGAATCGACGTGTAAAAAGTGCCAGTGTATTCAACCGTGATTTCAAAATCACGTTGGATAGCAATCTTTTCTTCGAGTTCTTCGCCCTCATACGTATTGATTGCTGAACGTAAGCGGAATATGTCATCGAATAACATCACGATTTTGTTCTGCACGATGCCCAGTTTTTCGTGCAATTCTTCGGGTAGATCCTCTTTGCTCAACAGGTACTTGTTATCGACGAGCGTTTTCACGTACTCATCCTTATCAATCATCCACAACTTTCTTGCAACTTGTCTTGATTGCTCGTAAAGACTGTGTACAGCTTCGACTTCGCTCTCATTCAACTCAACTTCGTTTGATACGTATGACATTTTCAATGTCCTTTCGTGATTGGGTATTGGCTGTTTCATGCTTTCGCAATCATCAGGCAGGATACACATCCCGCTACAACCCCTCACAGGCCACCTAACGGCCTGTGAGGTGTGTTGGCTACTCAGATCCAAAGAATGCTTCTATTGCGTCTATGACGATAGACACGGTTTCATTCTCATTGTCAATCCTGACGGGGAGATATCCACGTAGTGCATCTTCGATAATGTTACGGTCTACTCCGTAGCCTTCCGACCATAACTCCGTCCAATCGTATAGGTGGGACGCATCCTCACCTCTACGTTCCAATTCTTTGCGGATGTCCATATCCCATACGCTGTTTCGCCACATACCAGTGGCAGACCAGAATTGGTTTGAACCTAGGCAAATCACTTTGCCAGCGATTGCTGTTTGTGTAGTCATGAGAAACTCGCTTTCGTGGTTGGGGTTTGTCAACTTCGACGCTAATCAATCTATCGGCATCGAATTTGACTGTCAACAACAAATTTGACATTTTGTTGGGTTACCGTAGGTAAAAAAGTTCATTCGGGATAGTAATCTTCAGCACTATCTTCCGGTATGTATTCTTTGATGATGTCACCATCCTCAAAGAGCGTCACAGTTTCACCCCCTGCTCTACTAAAGCCTGAGAGTGATACTTGCTTGTATTCATTGAATAATGAGATAGCCTTTTCGCTATTGTTCCCATTCCATACATTACCGACGTTATCTACGTATAGTTCGTAAAGTGACATCAAATTAAACCTTTCGTGATTAGGGTATACGTGACTCCCCCTATGGGAGTCACGAAGTCACCGTTTGGGGCTTGAACCCAAATGCCTGCCTGTCAGTGACACCTGCTATTAAGCAGGAGCGAAGATGTAATCTTCGCCTTCGTACTCGACAAATGAGTAGTTGTTTTCATACTCTCTGAGTATTAAATCCTCGTTAAGGTAGGGGATAAAGAAGTCTAAGACTTCTCTTGTTTGACCGGAACATTCCACCCAATGGTCTACAGACCAATCTTTACGGTCGGTGGTATATCCCATATAAGAATTCTCGAAATGGGATTCATCCCATCGTCCGAAGTTGCTTACATATGCTTCAACAGCCTCACGGCTGTATTTCTCATACATCCTGACACGTTCGGCTATGTCGTGCAGGACTCCGGTGCAGTCGAAGCCACCACCCCCATCAATATCTAGATATTCATGGTCGTGGATTTCCCATTCTTCGGCATACTCTGAAGGGGATGCTTCGAGCATTTGCTCGACTTCGAGGTACATACCTTCGGCATCATCCGTTGCGTCTATCCATTTGCCGTGGAGTATTCCTTCGGAATATGACGCTAAACAGGCAGCGTAAAAGCGTGGTTGAACTTTTGTAGTTTGCATAGCAAACCTCCGTGATTAAGGGTTTAACGTGAACCCCCCTATGGGGTTCACGAGGTCACCGTCTAGGACTTGAACCTAGAAGTAGGCCGTTCGGCGACTAGAGTTGTTTACAACTCTGTGTAGCACTCAGAATCGTCGATACGGGCAAGGTATCGTACAACGTCCGAGCCAAGCAAATTTAGGTCGTTAGACCATGTGAAAAATGGTTCATTGTCGATTATGTCGATGAATTCGATTACCTTTTCATCTTTGATGAATTGCCTGAAGTCTTGCTTATCTTCGTCTGATAAATCAGACGATGACCAATCATCGTTTATGGCAGCACTTGCAAAGCAAGCTGGTAACTTAAATACGTAGTATCCACGTGTTTCGCTCCAAAGTTTCTCCATAGCTTCAGCTTCGCTGTCATACGGAATCCACTCCGTACAATCGAGGTAGCCATCGGCGGACAATCTACCGATTGTGCCGGTTTCCTTTTCTACGGATACGTAGACTCCTTCATCCTTTAGGATTGAACCAGCATGTTCTATGGCATCAGCCACAGATGGGAAGTAGTCGATACCATTAACTACGTAGTAGTCGCCGGTGACAAATTGAGGTGTCATATGCATAGCATAAACTCCGTGATTAAGGTTTGGGGTTTGGCAGCAATTTGCCGCCGAGAATTACAAAGTAACATAACTATCGGCATTTGTCAAACACAAACTTGACAGTTAATTTCCCCTTTGGGGAGTTGAACCCCAACGTAGGCCAACAGGGGAAAGACATACTAGTATGTCTCAGGTGGCACAAAGTCGATTATGCCTAATGTGCGACCATCGTATGAGTAGACTGCCTGAAGGCAATTGTCATTGCCTACGTGGGATTCGCCTATGATGTAGGCAAGTTTGTTTATGGGTACGAAGTGGTCGCTAACTCCGGCTCCCTCAAGAAGTAGCGAAGCTACTTCGTAAGCATTTTCGTTTTTGACTTTGGTATGGCGTTTTACGTCGATTTCCTTCGGAATTCCATCGTGCATATCGCCTATACATGAGCCTATTTCGATTTCGTAATCAAACATGTCATTTACTCCGTAAATGGGGTTAATTAAACTCTGTCCAAACTAGTTTGGACGTATTCCGCTTCCATCGCTACAATACGGCTGAATTCTTTTAGTGCTTTGTCTAGATTACCCATAGGGTGGTATTGACCATTGCCAAAAAAACTGTGTTTAATTTCGTTATTTTCGGTGTATGCAGCTTCGCTGACAACCTCATTACACACTACGAGCATGTCCTGACTTTTATCAATCCTGACTACAACCCTATAGGGTTGGTTCCACATTCGTTTTATAATCGGCGAAGCCGCAATAATGGGCGAGTAGTCGATTTTGCCATTGTCTACTACGTAGACAGTCTTTTTGAATTCGTCGTATTTCATTCTGAAATACCTCCGTGAATGGGTTACGTGGAATCTGCCATCATCAGACGTAGGCCGATTAACGCCTACATGACACCCCATAGGGGTGTTTCGGCTTAGGAATGGGTATGTCCATCGGGTTCGATACCGAGCCACATGGTGTTACCGGCTTCGCCGGTTACCTCGACCATCCAACACCCAAAACCACTTTGTGGTTGTCCTACCTTCGCCCATCGTTCTCCTAGTCTGCCATAGGCAGCAATTTGTTCAGGGGTTCCGGTGAATCGCCACATGTCGGATTCTGCACTATCCCTATCGGGATAAGTCCAAGAACTCAGCTTTTCGTATGGCCCACATTCGGGACATAATGTCCCGATATAGTATCCTGCTGCTGATTTTAGAACCTTCGGTTCTAGTACGGTTCCACATTCTTCACATGCCATGATATTTAACTCCGTTAAATGGGGTCGAGGTATCTGCCATCGTCAGGCACGGAGCGATAAGCCTCCGCACGACTCCCCTTCGGGGAGTTTCGGCTTTATGCGTTGACTACTACGTAGTTGGGGACAGCCCCCGAACTATCGCCACACCTATCTGCATGTTTGATAGCATCTTCGATGCTCTCAAAGATGTAATCCTCGTTGTACCAACCCCATCTATCGCCGCAACACCTACAATCCTTGCCTTCGGCAACACCGTTCAGATAGAGACCTACGGTCTCAGCGGCTTTGGTGGCGGTATCAATCACCGATTCAATAGCATCTTCGATGCTTTCGTCGGTGTACCAATCGTCATCGCCCATCTCGAGCCTATCGTCCCCAAAGGGGACGTTCACGATGATATATTTGGCGGGATAGGTATAGTATCCGCCTGAATTGCCTTGGCTGAACATGATAATCATGGCGCATTTACTCCATAAATTGGGGTGTAAAATCCCTACGGGGAGACTACCCCGTAGGGGTAGGGATCTCTAGCCCTGATAATAAGTCGCTTCGATATCTTCGATATCTAGGTCAAAGTCTACGAGTTCATATTCCAAGTATTCAATGTCATTTTCGATGTAGGTCATGGTAATTCTCACTTCGTGATATGGGGTTTTGTTTGTCGGCATTGGCTGATGCCTTTGCTCGACGGTTCCAATCTTAGCAGGATTATCGTCCTTGTCAAATCGCAACTTGATAGAATCAGGGGAGAATGGGGGGATATTGCGAGAGTCGAGCGATGTAAACCCTTACGGGGCAAGGACTTACGTATTTGTCAAATTGCTACCATTTTTTGCGTGGTGCCCAATAGGCAACGCAATTGGACAGCCTGACAGGCTACGCTTTTAGGGGTGTTTTGTTTTTGGCAGGGGGGGATGGGGTGTAATGGTACGTATCATATCCAATCCATACCCCCCCACCTATGCATGGGACTCATAACGTATATCCCGCATCAGCCGAGATACCAATTTTCGACCCTATGGAGTATCATTGGATTGAAAGGAGACTCACATGGCGGAAAATCTTGAGTCTGTCGAATTATTCAACGCTTGGCGTTGGGATTGCACTGAATGTGGCAGGGAGAATTTTGAGCGTGCTATACACATATCTAAAGAGTTGATAAATGAGTGTATAAGCATTGACTGCGAGGATATGGACTTAATGGTGTTTCCGAACGATGTTAAGTGCAGATTCTGTGGTTGCAGGTATATAACAAAGCTCTTTGGCTTTGGGGAGGAAGAATGACTCAATACGCCAGACCGGACGGAGATGTCAGCCGCAATTCTGAATGGACTAACAGTTCATATGGCACAACGAATCTGTATAGCTTTATTGATGAAGCAACCGCTGACGACACCGACTATATAAAGTTTAATTCGTCATGGTCTGAAAGTACGTCCAGCGTTAGATTTACACTGAGTGACATTTCCGCACCATCAGATTTATCTACGGTAAAGGTCGTCTTTCGCAGCAAAGCGTATCAGGCGTGGTTTAGTGACATAAGCGGCAGAGTATTTCTCTACCAAGGCAGCAGCGAGATCGCCAACAAAAGTTACAGCAGCGCGAGTGCGTGGGGCGGGTCGTCATTTACCACGATTGACGATTTCGCGCTTACCTCCACAGAAGCTGGGAATATAACGGACTGGTCGGATTTAGAATTACGATTTAGCAATTTTGACAATGAAGGCACTGGGTCGTATATCTACATATCTCAGGCCTATTTAGAGGCTGGTGATGCAGGTGGTGGTGGCTCCAGTACAGCGTTACCAATGGCAATGAACACTTACAGGCAAATGAGGAGTTAAGATGTTTTTGAAACAGAGTACAGCCAGTCAGGAAGTGGTTATAGGTCCATTCCTTGATGAGGATGACGGTAAGACAGCCGAAACAGGCTTAACCATTTCAAACACGGATATACGTCTGAGTAAGGCCGGTGCTAACATTGTCGCTAAGAATAGCGGCGGTGGTACGCATGACGAGCTTGGTTTTTATCAGATTACGCTTGATGCAACGGATACCAACACGGTTGGCGAGTTGTTGATTGCTGTGCATGAATCAGGCGCATTGCCGGTATTTAAGTATTGCTATGTGCTGGAAGAGGCTATCTATGATGCTTTATTTGCTGCTAGTGCTTCTGCTTTTGATAGTAATGCTAGGGTTGATGTGGTTAGCATTGAAGGTTCTGATGCCACCGATCAGATAAATGCAGCATGTGATGCAGCAATTGTGACATATGGTTTGGATCATCTGGTATCTGCATCTGTTGCGGGAAGCGATGTAGTTGATAACTCAATCATTGCTAAGTTAGTTAGCAAGGAAAGCACGGCTGACTGGGATGACTTTGTTAATACGACTGATAGCTTGCAGGCTCTAAGAGATCAGACAGGAAGTGGCTTGTCTGCTATACCTTGGAATTCCAGTTGGGATGCTGAGGTTCAGAGCGAAGTAACGGACGCTCTGAACGCATATGATCCACCGACTAAAGCTGAGATGGATGCCATGTGGACGACAGCACAGACAGAGAGTTATGCCAGCGATGGTTCTACTGCAACACCGGCACAGTTGTTGTATATGATCCTTTGCTCGGTTAGTGAGTTTGCTATATCCGGCACAACGATTACGGGTAAGAAGTTGGACGGTAGTACGACTGCCATGACTTGGACGATCAACGATGCCAGTAACCCGACGAGCAGAACAAGGGCTAGTTAATGGCGATTAAAGACCTTATTGGTCCCGGATTTATCGGGTCTGATACAATTGAATTTATCGTTGCTCGTGGTATGGGTACGGGTAAGTCTTATGTACCCTTGTACTTTAGATCAAATCATATCATTGGTGATCAGACCGACGATGAGTTGTTTTTAAAGGGTTTACCTGTTACAGGTTACACCTTTGCATTGGTTGCCGTAGCTAACGGTGCCGCCGTTACAAGCGGCACCGTAACAGTAAAGATTACCAAGGATGGTGGTACTCAAGGTTCATTGGACGCAACTCCTGTGCATGAAGGCAATGGTCAGTGGAGCATAAACCTTACTGCGACAGAGATGGATGCTGACGTTGTTGGTATTGCTATCACGCACTCCAGTGCTGTTCCCCAGTATTTCACTTTGGAGACACGATGACAAAGAAGCGGAAGCGACCGGGATATTCCCTATTTATTGAACGGATGAAGCGAGAGGGTCGCTACAACGTATTCAAGGAATACTATGACGGTTTCATCAAGGATGGTCTTTCCACGATGAAGGCCACCTATCAGGCGTGCCTGAAGACAGGCTATGACGGCCCTGATGCGGAGAGAAAGCTGTACGAGAAACATCTTGAGAAGGAGATGTCAGCAGAGCGTAAGGAAGCACATGATGCTGAGATGCGTGCTAACGAACTTGAAGAACTAGACATAAATGACGTAAAGCGATTATCAGAATACAACTTGAGTGAAAGTGATTTGCCGGAGGAGATAGCTTGGGTTTACCATAGCCTGCACAAGTGCAAGGGCGACCGTGATGAATGGTTTGTCGCATCGGAGGAGGCACCCTCACCGGGTGCTTGGTCGATGTTGTGCTGGGCGGTGGATAACACAGGTAAGTTTATGGAGATTGTCATTAAGGAGGAACTCAAGTTGAGTTCTGCCAAGGATGATGATCAGTCAATGCGTGCAACGGAGCATAGCATTGATGTTATATCTCAACTCTTGAATGACATTGGCGGAGGTCACCATGAGAAAAATGTTGGAATCCCTTTTTCTTCTAGCGGGTAGTATTTGTTGCATACTCGTTGGTATGCACTATGGTTTGGCAGTCTATCAGCAGTACAAGCAGGTTCAGTTGATGGAAGCTGCACAAAAGGCGATTAAGATGCAGATGGAGTATTTTGAAGAACATACTCCTCCTGATCCAAGACTGAATTCAGCATGACGAAACTATACGAGCAAGTTCCGAAGGACTTAAAGAGTAACCTAGAGTACCGTAGGGACTTGTTGCGTTGGGCTGATACTAAGGAGAAGCAGCGTATTCTGTTTACTGGGTGTCAACAGGATATTCTGTTTTTCATTAATGCCTTCTGTTGGTTATATGAGCCGAGGTCGTCCCGACTAAGGGGGACGACCTCGAATATCATTCCTTTCATAACCTATGGTTATCAGGATACGTCTTTCTTAGACATGCACGAAAACCTTGGTCAAAAAGACATCGGTATTGAGAAGTCTCGTGACTTGGGTGCAACGTGGATGTTCCTCACCCTTTACTTTTATCATTGGATGTTTCGTCCAATGACAAGTTTGGGGATTATGAGCAGAACGGCTGACTTGGTAGATAAGCCGGGTAAAAAGGATACCTTGATGTGGAAGTTGGACTTCCTGCTCAAGGGTGAAGGACAGTCAGGTGGGATACCCCCGTGGATGAGGCCACGGGTGTATCGAGCAGCAATGATTATGGAGAATCAGGATAACGGAAGCAGCTTTGAAGGAGCGAGTACGACAGAAGATGCTTTCCGTGGTGGTCGTAAGAAGAGCATTGCTATTGATGAATATGCAGCTTTTCCTAATGGCGATGATTACAAGGCTTTGGCAGCGACTCAGCACGCAACGGATTGTCGCATGTTTGTTAGCACTCCCAAGGGTGCAAGCGGTGCTTATTACGATGTAATGCACCAACCCAGCAACATGTGCAAGATCGTAATGGATTGGAAAGAACATCCTGATCGTAAGCCGGGACTATACACAAGCGAGAATGGCTTTGTCAAAATTCTCGACGAAAATTACAAGTTTCCCGATGACTACAAATTTGTACTCGATGGGAAAATTAGAAGCCCGTATTACGATCAGGAATGTTTAAGACCCGGAGCAACTCCTCAGTCAATCGCTCAGGAATTAGACCGTGACTATGGTGGTTCAGAGGCTCAAATCTTTGGAAAGGATTTGTATGAATCCGCTAAGCCAAAGTTGCTTGACCCGTATGATGCTGGGATGCTCGATTACGATGAGATTGAACTCACTCCGAACTATACTACGATGCCTGACGGACCGTTCAAGCTCTGGTGTCATCGGGACGCGAGAGACAACCCTGTGGCTACAGGCCAGTATTGTATCGGTTGCGACATTAGTGCCGGTCTTGGGGGTAGCTATAGCAGCAACTCTGTTGCTGTTGTTATGGATACTGTCACGGGTCAACAGGTCGCAGAGTTTGCCACCAACACGATGAGGCCGGAGAGGTTTGCTGACTATGTAATCGCAATGTGCAATTGGTTCCGTGATGCTTATCTTATTTGGGAAGCTAACGGTCCACCGGGAGGTGCCTTTGGAAGGCAGGTCTTGGAGAGGACATACGGTAACATTTACTATCGTGAAATAGACAATAGAAGCTATAGTAAAAAGACGAAGAATCCGGGATGGCACAGTACCGATAAAAACAAGCTATCTGTGCTTACGCAGATGAGTAAAGCTGTTCAGACAGGTGAGTTTACGATCAGAAGTAACAAGCTGCTTGAGGAATGTAGGCAGTATGTTTACAAGGATGGTCGTGTAGTGCATAGCCGTAGCGTTCGGACACAGGATGATTCGTCGAAGGGTCAGGCTCATGGTGACAGGGTTATAGCCGCAGCTTTAGCATGGCACGCTGCGAAGGATAGACCTGCCATTAAGGATGATGTTGAGGAATTCGCATTGAAGAATGATACACCTCAATTCACAATGGCTCATAGAATAAACACATATATGGCGGAAGTTAAAGTAAAGGATAAATGGGGATAGCATGTTTATAGACCTTGCGAAAGAGACGCACTTAACCCGTTTAGATAAGGCAATTAAGCACAGCACTCGTGCATTAAGGCCATTTAGAGACAATCGTTCAAAGCTGATTAAGGATTATGTAGGGAGTCAATACGGCAGCCAGAACTACGACCGTCAGGAGATCATACAAAACCTGATGTATCAGACAGCAGAGACCTATACGATGGCTCTGGCTGCCAATCGACCCAGATGCTTAATCACCTCCCTTCATCCTGAACTAACTTGGTTTGCCAATCAGTTCCAAGTGGCTATCAACAATCTTATCAAGGAAATCAAACTTGAGGAAACATTGCGCGCCGCTGTCCTTGATGCTTTCTTTTCGGTCGGTATTGTCAAGGTTTATACAGCCGAGGCAGGCGCAGTCCAGTTGGGCGACGAGGATGAATGGGTTGATCCGGGCAAACCGTATGCTGAGAGCATCTCACTCGACAACTTCGTATTCGACATGCAGGCGACAAAATGGTCACAGATAAGATTTGCTCTGGATAAGTACCATATGCCTTTTGAGAAGGCTCGTCAGGATGGTTCGCTTGACCAGAAGATTGTTAAAGATTTACTACCAAGTCAGGACTATTCAACTTGGGATGATCAGTCAGATGAAGAATCTGTTAAGGAGCTTCATGGTGCTGAGAAGGCTCAGGATTCTATTACACCTAGGATTCAGCTAATGGATGTTTGGCTACCTGCCAATAAGCAGGTAGCCACCTTTGCGGTTAATAAGATGAGTAAACCGCTAAGGGTTGTTGACTGGGCAGGTCCTGAACGAGGGCCTTTTCACAAGCTGAGTTTAACATCAGATGTGCCGGATAATATCATGCCGCTTCCACCGGCAATGAACCTGAAGGGTATCAACGATATTATCAATGGTTTGCTGAGGAAGCAGCGCGCACAGGCACAGCGGCAGAAGGATATTCCGTTCTATCAGGATGGTTCACAGGATGATGCAAGGCGATTGCAGCAGGCTTCAGATGGTGAGTGGACGAGAGTTGGTAATCCTGAGAGTGTGAATGTTTTGAAGATGGGTGGCGTTGATCAGGGTAATCAGGCTTTCTATCACATGATGCAGGATATGTTTGATCGTATGGCCGGAAACCTTAGCCTGATGGCGGGTTTAGGCCCGCAATCAGGCACGCTTGGTCAGGATAAGATGCTACATGGTGCTGTTAATAAGCGAGAAGCTAACATGCAGTACCGTGTCATACGCTTTGTAGCAGACATTTGTGAAGACTTAGGGTGGCTGCTTTGGAACGATGAGAATATGGAGCTTCCCGGAGAAACAGAAGTCGCTGGTATTAAGTTTGACCGTACTTGGACTCCTGAGCAACGTGAAGGTGACTTCTTGCAGTACAACTTTGACATTGAACCATTCTCAATGATGTACAAGTCGCCTAGTGAGAGGATGAATAATATCACTCAGTTCCTCACTCAGATAGCACTACCAATGCAACCGATGATGGAGCAGTATGGTGGTCAGATTGATATTCAGGCACTTACGGACATCTATGCCGATTTGATGGATATGCCACGATTGCGTAGTATTATCATGTTTGAGGAGCCTAAAGAGGACAGGCCCGGACCTACCCCTGAAGCGCCTCCTCAACCGGCTCATACTGTGCGTGAAAGTGTCAGGAAGAGCGTACCAACTGGTGGTAACGATCAGTCCAGAAGTAACGTCATGCAGCAGATATTGCAGGGTGGTCAGCCGAATCAACAACAAATGGCTCAAATGGGTCGTGAACGAGCAGGTTAATGAGAACGATCATACACGTCAATCAGCACAAGCTAAGATCGAACACAAAGAATGGTACAAGTGATCCTGTATTAACAGTAAAGACTTACAAGGATAACCGATACATGTCGGATGCGGTTATACGTGATGATGAGGGAAATGAAGTAGCCAGAGTAGTCTATCGCCCCCACAACCCTTTAAGTTGTGGGGCGAGGTGTTGGATTGAAACTAAATTAGAAGTAACTGATAGTTAGGGAAAAGACATGCCTAGAGTAGGATCAAAGAAGTTTAGTTATTCAAAAAGTGGTCGTGCAGCAGCTAAACGCTATGCAAAGAAGACTGGTAAGAAATCTACCAGTAAAAGAAAGAAGAAGTGATTGGAGATTCAAATGGTTCGGAAGCAATATCTCTGGACAGACCCTGACGGTGTAAACAGGTGGCATGATGTGCCTGCCCCTGACCCACGTTTTAAGAAGAACCCTTCCGAAGTTTCCTTCGGTGCGAAGGGATGGTCAACCGGAATAACAAGTGACTCTGCTGGAATTCATCCTACTCAGGTTGAATCATTCAGGGATGATGCACAGAAACATGGCTTTACTGGCGTTGATTTTACTAACGATGGTACAGCAGTTTTTTCTAGTCGCTCGCAGAGGGCGGCTTACTTAAAGCATCGTGGTCTTTTTGATCGTGATGCGGGATACGGGGATGCGTCCCCAGACAATGCCTAGGAGGGAATTATGTCTACAGAAAATGAACAGGAAGAATCAGTAGAATTTACTGCTGAAGATGTGCAAGTCATTGAAGAAATCAATGAACGGTCGCCTGAAGCTGATCCTCAGACTAATGAGTTAGAGGAAACTGATGTTGATTTAGGTGATAAAAGTGTACAAGATGAAACAGGCAGCGATGATAATTCCGCTGACCAACAGGAATCGGATCAGAAAAATGATTTCGATCCTGAACTACTGTCTCATGCAGAATACTACGGGCTTAACCCTGACGATTTTGCGAGTGAGCAGGTTTTGGCTCAGGTCATTGATGGTTACGAAGCAGGCAATGCGCAGCTTGCTCAGTGGCAACAATGGTATCGGAACCAAAATCAGGGACAGGGTGAACAGCAGCAAGGCGATGGCACAATTCCGCCCGAACAGCAATCACTAGCTCGTCCTGACTTCACTGTCGGCTTAGGCGATGATTATGACGAAGGACTTAAAGAGGCTATCAATGCTTTAGCCGGTCAAATGGCTAGTCATTACGATCAGCAGCTTGAATTGGTCGCAAGTCATATCATCAACCAACAAGGCGCGGTGGATGGTTATTATCAGCAACAACAACAGGATCACGCGCTATCCGAGATTGATGCTTTTGATAATGCCGTTAATAGCTTAGGGAACAGCGGTTTATTTGGTGACGGTTCTTTTTTGGACTTAGAACCCAATAGCAATGTTTCTCAGGCTCGTGAGAATTTGTACTCACAAGTTAATGTCTTACGCAGCGGATATTACAACTCAGGACAAGATGCGCCGGAATACGGCGAACTTGTTCGGCAGGCGTATAACACTGTGTTTAGTGACGAGGTTAAACAACAAAGCCAGTCAGAAGTCACAAATAGACTTAGGGGTGGTCAGTCAAAGAGATTGGGTGGTGGTACAACCACCCAATATATCAATGACCCTGACTATGATGGGGATGATCCTGTCAATGATTCTAAGCTGAAAGATGCTTATGAAGGTTTCCTAAGAGAAAACGGTGACATCTGATCGGTTTGAAACATAAGGAATTAAGCAATGCCATTGCTTCCAGATCAATTAGATGATTTTGTCAATCTAACGCTTGACAACTTCACTAGAAAGCGCTGGGTTGACCTGTCCTTGGACAAGCAACATCACGTTTTCGCATCAAAGTTCTTGGCAGGTAAGTCCCGTACTCCGGTACAGGGTGGTGTTCAACTGAACTGGAAAGTTCAGACATCAAACACTGGAACTGCTAAGTTTTCAGAATTGTATAGTGTCGATCAAACGGCTGTAAAAGACTTGACTACTGAAGCAAAGCAACAGTGGTCGAAAGCAACTGTGAACTTCAGTTATGATGTTCACGAAGATGCAATGCAGTCCGACCGTGAAACGCTCATCCGAGAACTCGATATTCGTCGTCATTCAATGTACAACGATTACTTTGAGTTAATGGAAGACGCTCTCTGGTCTGCTCCAAGCAGCGATACTCAATCTCCACGTAACCCATCAGGTATCCCGTTCTGGATTCAAAAATCCGCAACGACTCCCGGTGGTGGCTTTACTGGTGGAAATCCATCCGGTTTCTCGAATGGTGCCGCTGGTATCAATGTCAACACAGTATCAAACTGGAAGAACTGGTCGTTTAACTACACCAGCATCTCCCGTGACGATCTTGTGTCTAAGTGGCGTAAAGCAGTTGCTCACACTCACTTCAAAGCTCCTAAGCAGTTTGCTGAACTGGCTGGCGGTAAGGGTGACTCTAACTGGTGCTTCTTCACAACGTATGACGTTCTTGAAGAAGTTGAGAAGATTTTGGAAGGTCGCAACGATAACCTCGGTGTTGATCTTGCAAAATACGCTGGTTCCGCAGTCTTCAAAGGCAACCCGATTATTTGGGTTCCTTACTTGCAGGCTAATGATTCCAGTAAGCCTATCTACGGTGTAAACTTCAACGCCTTCAAGTTCTTCTATAAGAAGGGCGTTGATATGTTGGTACACAAGCCTCAACAGGCTTCTAACCAGCACACTGTACGAACGGTTCACATGGATTCATGGGGCAACTTTGTTTGTTACAACCGGCGTAAATTGTTCGTCGGTTATGTCGCCTAATATGAGAGGAGCGAAATAAATCATGGGTGATTTATATACAAAACCTCAAGCCAAGGCTTCTTCACTTCGCCGTGGTCTGTCTCCAAACATTTGGGCGCAAGCTCCGATAACGGAGATTAACAACGGTGGTCTAAGCGAAGGATTTGGCTTAGTTGATGACTTTTTAACTTTCGATGATGAGAACAAGTGGGTTCTTACTCAAGCAACTGCCGGTACAGCCGCACTTGATGCTGCCGCCAAGGGTGGTGTTTTATTGCTGGATGCAGCAAGTAGCACTGACAACCAAGGTGTGCAGATTCAAATGGGTGGTGCTGCTGGAGCTAGTAGTTTTATTGCTAGTGCTAACAGTAAGATTTACTTTGAAGCTCGTGTAAAGATTGCAGATATTGGTACTAGCGGAAGTGATACCGGCAACTTAGTTGTTGGTCTAACTGAAGTTGATACCACGGTTCTGGCTTCGGGTGCAAACTCGACTGCTAACCATATCTGCTTTGAGCATGTCGATGACGATGGTGCTGTTGATTTCCACAGCGAAAAAGCTGGTAGCCGTGACAGTTCGACTGGTCTGCATACTTTAGTAGACGGTACTTACTTCAAGGTTGGCTTTATCGTTGACGGTGTTAGCAGCATTACACCATACGTTAATGGTATTGCTCAAACTGCTCATACCACGCAGATTCCGATTGTAGCGATGACTCCTACACTCGTGTGTCATTCTGCTGGTACGACTGATCCAATTCTTCATGTTGATTGGATTGCTTGCTACCAAGTTGAGCAGATTGCTAACTAGGTTCGCTACCTTAGTGAGACCTTAGCTGGGGTGGGGCTACAACCCCGCCCCAGCTTTATTTTTAAGAGGGAAAGATGGAAGTATTACTGCACGATTTGGAAGAATCCTTTGGCCCATTAACCGATACGCAGAGGCAGGTTATTGCTGATGCACATAGCTATTACCACAAAAAGCAGGAGGGGGTGTTACCCCTGTCTGAAATTTGTGTGTTATTAGCTATTGCGAAGCATTTGCCGAAGCCGGTAGCAAAGAAACAAACCACTAAATGAGTTTTGTAAGAAACACAGCGGTAACGGGTTTTACATTTGGTATGGTCAATGCCACCACAGGTGCGGCATTGACAGGTGTTGCTAGTGCAATTGGGAAGTATCACACTAAAGATGGTGGTACTCAGGCAGCTTTATCCGGCACAATTGCAGAGGAGGGGAATGGTCAGTATTCCATAAACCTTACTGCTACGGAGATGAATGCCTCGGTTGTTGGTTTATTATTCACCCATTCATCGGGTGTACCTGTCCAGTTTACAATCAAGACGATTGGTTCACCGGCAGATACCAGCACAGAAAGCACGTTAAGCACAACACTAACCAGTCTCAGAAAAGAGGTTGGCTGGTTGTGGCTTGGTGACAGAACCAGTTCAAACTGGACATCGGATGAAACTGACCAGATAGATGAAATGATCAATTCTGGTTTAAGACAGTTTTATCATCCTCCGCCAAATTCAATATCTCCTAAAGGACATCGGTGGTCTTTCTTGGAGCCAACTACCACACTTAGTACCGTGTCGGGAACTGAGGACTACACACTAAGTGCTGATTTTGGTGGGTTAGTTGGCTTGATAACATACACGGATTCGGATGAACAATGGTATCCAATCGAACTGACTGGAGAGCATCGCATCCGAATCCTAAGACAGCGGGATTATAACAGCAATAAGTCTGACCCTCGTTATGCAGCAGTTCGTCCTAAGAGTAGTGACGGTGGCAATGGTCAGCGTTTTGAACTAATGCTTTGGCCGATGCCGGATGCTGCGTATACATTGCGTTATAAGTATCACGCACTCCCTAGTAAGATAACAGCCTCAAAGCCTTACCCTCTAGGTGGTGAGATACATTCCGAGACAATACTGGAAAGTTGTCTTGCGATTACAGAGCAGCGACTCGAAAATGGTTCTGGTATTCATACCCAGAAGTTCCAAGAGAGGCTGGCAGCCTCGTGTGCAATGGATCGACAATTACAGACTCCTGACACGATGGGTTACAACGGTGACCCATCGAACCAAAAGGTACTCAGTGAGCAGGAAAATCGCTACATAAATGGTGACTTAGTTAAGTACAATAACAGTGTATTTTATGACTCATAAGGTAAAGATATGTACACAAATCCACAGAATACTGTAATTGAGAGCATTACGCTTGATAGCACATTAGGAGATAGCCCTGTAATCACCTTTAAGGGGTTCAGGAAGATTGTCTGTGCTATACCTGCTGGAAGTAGCATTACATCGCTTACTTATTATGTATCACCCACCTCGGATGGTACATTTTTACAGCTTTATAATAGTAGCGGTGCTGTTAGTACGACTGTAGCTGCTGAGAGGGCTTATCAACTAACCAGTGAACTGGAAGGTATAAGCTATCTTAAAATTGTTCCAAATAACGATGGAAACGTATCTTTACACCTGATTTCCTAGGAGAAACTAAATGTCAGGACATAATATCCTTCAACAAATCGCTGGTACAACAGAGCTTGAGATCGTTGATCCGGGTAGTGGTGGAACCATTCCTGTTGACCGCAGTTTTGGTATCTGCCCTGTAGTTACTGGCGGTGCTGAAGCCCGAAAGATAGCATCACCTGAGCGTGCTGGTATTATCATTACGGTTTGTTTGAAAACAGACGGTGGTAATTTAACCATTACTGGTTCAGGAAGTGAAATCATCAACTCTGGTTCCGGTACAGAAACAACCGCAGTCATGGCTGATGCCGGTGATGTGCTTACATTGATTAGCATCAACAAAGGTACAAGCATCATCTGGGCTGTCATTGCAAATCATGGAGCTACGTTGAGCTAATGCCACGAGGCCGTACCCGCTTTGATTTACCTTGGCCTTCCGGCGGGTTGATCGAGTCAACGGCTTACGAGTCACAGCCACGAGAGTCCACTGTTGATTGCCAGAATGTTAGGGCATATGAACCCTCCACGGGTCGAAGTCGTGGTGGACAACGCGCTGGTCTTGTTAAGCACGCCGATGCTCGGACTGCTGACGGAAAGGTGCAAACCCTAGGGCAGGTAGTTGCCCGAACCACTCCCGCTAACCAGAACGAGGTTGGTGCAAGGAGCGTGGTGTCTTATGCAGTTACCAATGGTACGGTTGCGAAGTTCACATCTAGCGCGTTTACTACAGCAACAAATGGCTCAAGTGCATTAAGCTCTTCTGTGCCGGTTATATACTCCTCACAGCTTTTCGGCGTGGTCTATTTTGCTGATGGGACTAATGAGAAGAAGTGGACGGCAAGCACAAACACTGTCGCAACTTGGTCAGCAAGTGCTGGTTCATTGCCTACTCAAGGTAGTAACAAGCCACGTCTGATCGAGACATGGCGTGGTCGCATTGTTTGTAGCGGCATTAGCACTGATCCTCATAACTGGTTTATGAGTAAGGTTGGCGATGCCGATGATTGGAACTACAGCCCAACGACAGCAACTCGTGTGCAAGCTGTAGCGGGTAATCAGTCTGAGGCAGGCAAGAGTAGTGACATTATCAACGCTCTTTGCCCCTATTCAGATGACATCTTGCTGATATTCGGTGATCATAGTATCTGGCAGATGACTGGCGACCCCGCTGAAGGGGGTCGCCTCGACCTCGTTACTGACACAATTGGTAGCACTTGGGGTCGTCCATACTGCAAGAGTCCTGAAGGTACTCTTTACTTCTTTAGCAATCAGGGTGGTGTTTACTCAATGGCACCGGGAAAAACCCCTGTGAACATTTCTGACCAGTTTATTGCTAAGAAGCTGGATAGCTATGATCCTGATACAACTCTGGTTCAGATGGTTTGGTCGGATGTGGAGCGTGGTTTTTACTTATACCTCACTCCTCTTGGTGGCGGGGCGACTACAAACTACTTCTTTGATGTTAGAAACAATAGCTGGTGGCCTGACAAGTTTGCAACTAATGGTTTTAATCCAACAAGTGTGCATCTTTTTGATGGAGATAGTTCATCAGATAGGACAGTTCTTCTTGGTTGTCAGGATGGATATGTGCGAAAATATGATTGGTCTACACCTTCAAAAAATGATGATGGTGTAGCGATTGATAGCTATATCTGGGCTGGACCGATTCAGTTACAGAACAAGCCAAAGATAATGCTGACTGAAATGCAGGCGGCGCTTGATACTAGTAGCAACGATGTTGCCTTTAGTGTTTATGCTGCTGAATCTGCTCAGGCTGCAAAGGCAGCGTCAGCAAAGTTTACAGGTTCATTTTCTTCTGGAAGGAATAAGTCAGAGCGAAGGCGTGCCACTGGTCACAACATCTTTGTGAAACTTGGCAATAGCACCTCTAACCAAACCTTTAGCTATGAGTATTTAAACATAGGTTTATCTAGCTTCTCAGGCCCAAGGAGTAGACAGTGGTAATTGAAGGATTTCCAAGACGAACCGGCGACTGCCCCCGCGCACGGAGGGCAGGAGCTTTATTATCCACAACGCCTGATGAGGCGGTTCAGTTGCAGGGTACGTTCGTGGTGAACATATATACTGACCTTGCTGATGTTGGCACACACGGTGAGATTGCTCTGTATAAGCCCGCAGGAAACCCCTATCTAGTGATACATTACGGTGATACTTGGTACACATCGGCGGGAGGAGCGATTAGTTAAATGGCACGCTTTGAAAAGAAAAACTTCGGAACTGATTTGCAGCGTCAAATTCGTGAGTTGAAGGCCGCTAGGGATAAAAGAGCGATGGGAGGAGCTTATGCAAACCCCAGAGGTATGGGTACTCACCGTTTTGAAGATCCAACGAAGAAACGGCGGTTTAATCAAATTGCACTTAACTTAGGTCTTCAGCACGACTCACGCAATCGGCATGGGGCGCGGAGGGGTTCTTTTTCGTCAAATATTCAACCGATTCAAGATTTGAAATATGGTGGAAAGTGGAAATCAGTGCCAAAGAGGATTAAAAATAGAATTGAGTCTGTGATGCAGAGAGATGGGGATTGGGATACAGAAATAAAACCGGGAGATTCTGACTGGGTAAAGAAGGTAAAGAAGTATCGTCAGATGAAAACTAACAGGGGTGGGTTTGGGGTGGGAAAGGGACCGAACGACCATTTTTCAACTTCACGGGAAAAACAGCGATGGATGCAGGAATTTGAAAATGAAGCTAGAGGTAAACACTATAAGGGGATGGAAGATAAACTTCGCGCTGAGGGTAAGCGGGGTCAAGCTGATATGGTAGCAGGATTCGCTAAATCGGCGATGCACAAACTTGGCGATAGAAAGGCTGCCGAGGAGAGTTGGCGAAGAGAAGAGCTTTTAGGTAAGAGCAGATTTAAACGTACCCCTGAAGAAAATGCTGAACTGGAAGCCTTGGGTGCTGATCCGCTTGATAAGGGATCTACGTTTATGAAGGACCAAGGATTGAACATCACTAGCCCTGAAGAAAAAGCGCGTCTGGAAGCTGTTAAAGGAAAGACTGTCGCGGAGAGAGAAGCCGATTATCGTGCAAAAGAGGCTTCACAAAGAGATTTAGCTGCACAGGAGCGTAAGCAGATAAACGCTAGGGATGCAACTGCGGCTAAGGAAATGAAGCGTCGAGAGAGTGTCGAACCACACTTAAAGCATCGTCGAGACAGATTAAAAAAGATAAACACTCGTCTTACAGGATTTGCTGAAGGTGATGTTAATAAGCTACCCGCCGGTGATAGAAAGTATCTTGAGCAAATGAAATCTATAGAATCAGGTAATTATACGCAGGACTCAGTTCGTTCAAAACAACAGCGTATCAAAGATAGGTCACAGGCCATGAGCCAGCGGCGTGCTGAAGCGCGTCGTAATCAAAAAGCTGATCAGCCTCAAGGAGGCATGAACCAAGGAGGAGGTGCCGGAATGGGCATGAACAGACAACAACCTGAGCGTAATAGTGTTACCGATGGAACTTACCAGCGGGGAGGTCAAGGTCACCCGTGGTCACGCGGAAGGCGACATCAGGGCGGCGGCATGGGCGGCGGCGGTGCCATGGGTGGCATGGGCGGTGCTATGGGCGGCATGGGTGGTGCTATGGGCGGTGGTGGTGGAGGTGTAGCCGGAATCAGAGCGGGTGAATGGGATAATGTGCCTCAGCCACCTAAGCAACGGCGACCTGAGGGTGGTGGGATAATAATGGACGAGGCAGGACCACGTAGGCGTAGGCCAGACGGCGGTGGCATGGGTGGCGGAATGGGCGGTGGCATGGGAGGCGGTGGCATGGGAGGCCATGACATCAGAGGCCAATGGAATCCTAACCAGCGTTCTGATGTATGGTCTGCAAGAGGCGGTGGACGCGGCGGCGGTGGCGGCATGGGCGGCGGCGGTATGGGCGGCGGC